TTGGGGTGCGATGGGTGAACACATTGAAACATTCCATGCCCACTATCTCGAAGGGATGCCCGTAGTTACACTACACGAGCAGGCAAAGGGTCGGCATACGGGCATCATCATCGACTGGGCAGATGGATTCAGCAGGTATCCGCAGGAACACAAGCCCCTAAATCTCATAAACCTTGATTCTGGACAGTTTGCCTTACTGCCGAACAACTACCTGCTCATGTCGGACAATCACTTCACTCGTGCAGACACAAAGCAGAACCTAAAGTTCTACAAGCGAAACGAAACCGTTTACTGGGAGCAATGATGGCAAAGAAGTCAAAGAACAGCCTGGTCGGAAACATCAACCGCAGGCGCAAGGCCGGCACCAGCCGACCAAAGTCCAAGTCAACCGTATCCAAGGCCGCCTATGCACAACTCCGAAAGGGATGGAAGTAATGCCATTCAAGTCCAAGGCCCAGCAAAAGTTCATGTACGCGCAGCACCCAAAGATCGCAGCGCGCTGGGCCAAGAAAACCAAGAGCTTCAAGAGCCTGCCAGCACGCGCAAAGAAGCGAAAGTAATCGCTCTCAACGAGCGCGGTTTCCGCATTGGCGCAACTCACCACAATGCCACGATCCCGGAAGAAACTATCCAGCAGCTCAGATACCTCCACGAAGAAGAGGGAATCGGATATCGACGCCTCTCAAGAATGTTCAATATCAGGCGCGATACAGTTGTCAAAATCTGCCGATACGAGCGACGGGGACAAGTTCCCCACGCCTGGAAGCGGGTCAAAGAGAGTGGGAAGGCCAACGGGCAAGATGCCCGTGCCGCAGATTGAGGCTGAATCGCTCATCAGGTGGATATCTGAAGGCCGGCCCCTGCGCGAGTGGTGCAGGATCGAAGGAAACCCGGAATGGCGCACCATCTACGATTGGATGGATAAGGACGCGGATTTTTCCGCACGCATCGCCCGCGCACGCGAGGACGGCTACGACGTGATTGCGGACGAATGCCAGCGTCTAGCCGACCTTGAGCCAATGGATCAGGTACAGGTCCAATGGAGGCGACTACAAATTGAGACACGCCTCAAGCTGCTTGCCAAGTGGAATCCGAAGAAGTACGGCGATAGAGCGCAGTTGGACCACGGCGGCGGAATCGTTCTGAACGTCGTGACCAATGTCCCACGCGACTAAACTCAACGTCGAGTTCCCATACGCGCCCAGACCGTGGCAAAAGGATTGCCACAGGACCAAGGCCAGGTTCAAGGTGCTGGCTCTGCATCGCCGTGCCGGCAAGACGGAATTGGCACTGATGGAACTGTTGGACCACGCTGTCAAGTGCAAGCTGGACCTGGGGTTCTATGTGTATTTGGCCCCGTTCCTCAAGCAGGCGAAAGCCATCGCGTGGGCTAGGTTGAAGCAGAAGCTTGATCCGTTCATGCGGGCTGGCGCTATTGACGTGAACGAGGCTGACTTGGCGGTGACATTCAAGCACAACAAGGCCACGATCCGCCTCTTCGGTGGAGACAACCCCGACGCCTTGCGTGGCGTTCGCCTGGATGGCGTGGTCATTGACGAGGTTGCCAACATCAGGCCAGAGGTTTGGAACGACATCATCCAGCCGGCGCTGTCAGACCGTAAGGGCTGGGCGTTGTTCATCGGCACGCCTGCGGGGATCAACCTGTTCAGCGAGTTGTTCTACCGGGCCAGCAGCCTGCCTGACTGGTACGCGACGCGCTACACGGTGCATGACACAGACGCGCTAGACCCGGGGGAGGTGTCACGCCTTGAGCGCGATATGCCAGAGACGGCGTTCGCACGAGAGTATTTATGTGATTTCAGCGCGGCAGGAAGCGATCAGCTCATTAGCATGTCGGACGTGGAGTCGGCGTCCAAACTGGTTTACCAAGACGGCGATGTGATTGAATTTCCGCTCGTCGTCGGCGTCGATCCTGCCCGGTTTGGTGATGACCGTAGCGTGATTGTGGTTCGCCAGGGATTACGCATGGAAAAACCGATGATTCACCACGGTGTTGACAACATGCAACTGGCCGGACTGGTGGCGCAGGTCATTGATGACCGCGACCCGGATGCCGTGTTTATCGACGTGGGTGGTGGTGCCGGAGTCATTGACCGTTTGCGGCAGTTGGATTACTACATCGTGGAGGTGCCATTCGGTGGCAAGGCCAACCAGCCGAACCTTTTCGTAAACCGCCGTGCCGAGATGTGGTGGCAGGTCAAGGAGTGGCTCGGCAATGGCGGCAGCATCCCCAATGACACGGCACTGAAGGCGGAACTGTCCACGCCAACCTATTGGTTTGACGCCGTTGGCAAACGATGCCTGGAGTCAAAGGACGAAATCAAGAAGCGGTTGCAGGGCGGCGGCAGCCCAGACATCGCAGATGCGCTGGCCCTGACGTTCGCGTACCCGGTGGCAAAGCAGTTGCCGCGAGAGGTGCGCGAGAAGATCGACACCAGTCCCAAGGATTACGATCCATACGAGTCAATGTAGGTGCCCGTAATGACTGAAAAAATCAATACCGTTCGCCGCAGGTTTCTATGATTCGTGATGCAACAGAAGCGGACCATGATGCCATTGTGGTTATGTATCGCCAATTCATGGCGTTCACACCCTACGCGGACGTGCTAACGGCTACCGATGAAGAGATCAGCGCCACAATCCGGCACTTCATCGCGCACGCCAAGGTGTTCGTCGCAGACACCGACTGCACAATCTCCGGCCTGTTGGTCGCCGTGCTGTCGCCAGCCTGGTACGCCCCAAGGCACACAATTGCAACGGAACTGGCATGGTGGGTGGCACCGGAACACCGCAAAGGAACGGCAGCAATCAGGCTCATTCAAGCATTTGAGCAATGGGCGAAAGACAGTGGAGCCAGCATGATTAGCATGACAAATCTGCAAATCAATGATGGCGGTTCGGTTGAAAAAATGTTGCGCCGAATGGGCTACGCAATGACGGAACAGGCACACACGAAAGGACTTATCTAATGGCAATCGGAACGACAGCAGCAATCGTCGGCGCATTGGCCGCGTCCGCAGCAGCAGCAGCGGCAGGAACCGGCTACGCCATTTATGCTGGTGAGCAGGGCAAGAAGGCGCAGAAGGAAGCCATGAATCGGCAAAGCGCGATGCAGGCTCAGGCTACGCAGCAGGCGCAGCAACAGGCAACGGCATCGCAAGCTGCCATTCGTCGCAGCCAGCAGCAATCACCAGATGTTGCAAGCATCATGGCTGCGGCGCAGGAAACTGGCACTGGCGGTCCTGCCTCCACAATGCTGACTGGTCCTGCTGGCATTGATCCGTCACAGTTGACCCTTGGCCGAAACACGCTTCTCGGAGGTTGATATTGAGCGAATACCCAGGCAATAACAGGTCGTACAACAACGCGCCACAGCGCGACAGGCTGTTTACGCGCTGGGGTCAACTCAAGTCAGAACGTGCTTCGTGGTTCGCGCATTGGCAGGAAATCACGTCATACCTCCTGCCACGAAACGGTCGCTACTTCCGCCAGGATCGCGATAAGGGATGGCGACGACACAACAACATCTACGATAACACCGGAACCCGTGCGCTCCGAACACTCGGTGCCGGCATGATGGCTGGTGCCACGTCTCCGGCGCGGCAATGGTTCAGGCTCGCAACGCCGGATCCTGAACTGAACTCATACCAGCCCGTCAAGATGTGGCTAGATGATGTGACCAAGCGAATGCAGTTGGTGTTCCAGAAGTCGAACACATACCGCAGTCTGCACATGATGTACGAGGAGTTGGGCGCATTCGGAACCGCCGCCAGCATCGTGCTTCCAGACTTCAACAACGTCATCCACCATTACCCTCTGACCTGTGGCGAATACTGCATTTCAACAGATGCGCAGGGCCGAGTCTGCACGCTCTACCGAGAGTTTGAGATGACGGTCAGTCAGATGGTCAAGGAATTTGGTTACGACAACTGTTCTACTAGCGTGCAGAACATGTACGACACGGGCACGCTTGATACGTGGGTTCCCGTGATCCACGCTATTGAGCCGCGCATGGACCGGGACATGACCAAGCGCGATAGCAAGAACATGCCGTTCGGATCGTGGTACTTTGAGGTCGGAGGCGAGGATGGCGTGTTCCTGCGTGAGAGCGGGTTCACGTACTTCCCTGCGCTTGTGCCGCGTTGGGCTACCGCCGGCGGCGACATCTACGGAAACAGCCCTGGCATGGAGGCTCTTGGAGATGTCAAGCAGCTCCAGCACGAGCAACTTCGCAAGGCGCAGGCCATCGACTACCAGACGAAGCCGCCGCTTCAGGTTCCGACGAGCATGAAGAACCGGGATGTGGAAACGCTGCCGGGTGGCATCTCGTTCGTGGATGGCGCCAGCATGGGCATCAAGACCGCGTTTGAGGTGAACCTCAACCTGAACTACCTGCTGGCCGATATCCAAGATGTGCGCGAGCGCGTCCGTGGATCGTTCTACGCAGATCTGTTCCTCATGCTCGCAAATGCACCTTACACCCGCATGACCGCAACCGAGGTCGCCGAGCGACATGAGGAAAAACTCCTGATGCTGGGGCCAGTCCTTGAGCGTTTGCATAATGAACTGCTGGACCCGCTGGTTGAAATTACCTTCACTCAAATGATCCAGTCTGGAGCGGTTCCACCACCTCCGGAAGAGTTGCAGGGCATGGACCTGAACGTGGAGTTCGTTTCGATGTTGGCCCAAGCACAGCGTGCCATCGGCACCAACGCCGTGGATCGGTTCGTTGGCAACCTTGGCGCAATCGCGCAGATGAAGCCGGACATCCTCGACAAGTTCGACAGCGATCAGTGGGCCGACATTTACGCAGACATGCTTGGCGTTGATCCGTCGCTAATCATTGCAGATAAGGATGTTGCAATGGTTCGCGGTGCCCGCAACCAAGCGATGGCCGCCAAGGAACAGATGGCGGTTATGAATCAGCAGTCGCAGACGGCCAAGAACCTGGCGCAGTCTCCGACGGGACCGGGCCAGCAGAACGGTCTGACCGATGTGATGAACATGTTCTCTGGGTACGGTTCACCATCTGCATTGGAGCTTTGAAATGGCAATGATCAACATGAAACTTGAGAAGAACGGCGAATCCGAAGAACTGTATCCAGAGGATCTCGTCATTGAACTTGGCATTGAGCAACTCAAGAAACTGGGCTTGACGGCAGGAATGCGACTCGGTTCGACCGTTACGATCACTGCACGCGCTTATGTGGCCGAAACCAGTACGACGATGGTTGAGGGCGGCATGGAGCCAAGCGTTGAATTGCAGATCACAGATCTTGAGATTGGACAGGCCGGAACAATGGATGCTGCGGCAACCATGCTCTACGGCGGATGACGGTGCCCGTAGGAAATCAGTAACTCCATAAAGTTCCGCCGTGAGCAATTATGATCCGCTTGACCTGCGCAGCCAGGAACGCAGCAAAGCAGAACGCGAACTGCGCGAACGGCTGGCTCGGGAGAATGAAGAAGCGGATATCAAGTGGCTCATGGGCAACAAGCGAGGCCGTCGCATCATTTGGCGGCTTCTGGATCATGCAGGAGTGTTCCGTTCGTCGTTCAACACCAACGCGATGGCAATGTCATTCGCCGAAGGTCACAGGAACTACGGACTTCGCATTCTGTCCATGATCCATTCGCAGTGCCCCGAACTGTATCCAACCATGATGAAGGAGCAGACAGCAGATGAACGAATCAACGATGATGGAAGCCGCAACTCCAACTAACGGCTCCCAGGCATCTTCGGCACCTGAAAGCACTTCTGCGACGGCAGAGGCGCTGTATGGTGATGGGCAAAAGGCAACTGCGTCGAAGGACTCTCCAGCCGCCGCGCCGGCCACGGAGAACAAGGCTACGGATAACAAGACGGAACCCAAGGCCGAAGCGCCGAAGGCTCCTGAACAGTACGAATTCAAGGCGCCTGAAGGCCGCGAATTCGACTCGGAGGTAGTGAAGAACTTCTCCGAGGTTGCCCGTGAATTGAACCTGACGCAGGATGCCGCGCAGAAGATTCTTGATCGGATGGGGCCAACGCTTGCCAGCCGTCAAGAATCGCAGGTCAAGGCCATTCGTGGCGAGTGGGTTTCATCGGCTAGGTCCGATCAGGAGTTCGGCGGCGACAAGCTTGCCGAAAACCTGTCCACCGCCAAGAAGGCTCTTGACACGTTCGGATCGTCCGAACTTCGCACGCTGCTCAACACGTCTGGCCTGGGCGATCACCCGGAAGTAATCCGGTTCATGTACCGCGCAGGCAAGGCAATCAGTGAGGATCGGATCGTCACCGGAAGCGTCGGACAGGCCAAGAACGGCCCGAAGACATTCGGTGATCTAGCCGATGCTCTGTATCCAACCAACACCTAATTCCACGAAAGGGAATTTACAATGGCAACGCTTACTTCCAACAACCTCACGCTGGCCGATTGGGCCAAGCGCACCGATCCCGAGGGCCGTGTTCCGGTCATCGCGGAACTGCTGTCACAGAGCAATGAGATCCTTGAGGACTGCGTGTTCAAGGAGGGCAACCTGCCCACCGGCGAGCGCGTCGTGATCCGCACTGGTCTGCCCGCCGTCTACTGGCGTGCGCTGAACCAGGGCATTCCGAACAGCCGTTCGACCACCGCACAGGTGGACGAGGCTTGCGGAATCCTTGAGGCTCGCAGCGAAGTGGACAAGGACCTGGCGATGCTGAACGGCAACACCGCTCAGTTCCGTCTGTCCGAAGACGTTGCCTTCCTTGAGGCCATGAATCAGACTCAGGCCACGACCATGTTCTATGGCAACCCCGCCATTGAGCCGAAGTCGTTCCTCGGTCTGGCTGCTCGTTACTCCACCACTCCCGGTGGTTCCGGCATCGGCCAGAACATCATCGAAGGCGGCGGCACCGGCAGCGACAACACCTCGGTGTACCTCGTTATTTGGGGCGACAACACCGTTTACTGCCCGTTCCCGAAGGGTTCGACCGCTGGCCTCATGCACGAGGATCTCGGTGAACAGACCGTGTATGACGGCAACAACCGTCTTCAGGCGTTTGCGACCCGTTACCAGTGGAAGAACGGTTTGGTCGTGAAGGACTGGCGCTACGTCGTTCGCATTGCGAACATCGACGCGAGCGACATGTCCAACGCGAGCGGCACGCAGGCTTCCACGGCGGCTACTCAGCTCATCAAGCTGATGACCCGCGCTCTGTACCGAATCCCGAACATGGCGATGGGCCGTGCAGCTTTCTACATGAACCGCACCGTTCACGGCGGCCTGTCCATCCAGGCGATGGACCGCGCCCAGAACGTGCTGTCCGTGCAGCAGGGTCTGTCGCAGTTCGGTACCCCCTATTCGTGGCTGTCGTTCCTCGGCGTTCCGTGCCGCCGTGTCGATGCCCTCATCAACGCAGAAGCCCGCCTCACCTAATAGGTAAGGCAGAAAGGACACACAATGATTCTTGATCAGAACCTTCGCCTCGGTAATACCGGAGCGATCACTTCCGCCGCCACGTATATCACTGGTACCTCTGGTACCCCGGATGTCGTTGACCTTCAGAGCAACACCGCTTACACCGCCACGGTGAGCGGCTCGCTCTACACGGTCGGCCAGGGCACCCAGAACCGAGACATCGGCGCTGGTAGTGACCTGTACGTCGTGTTTACCGTTACGACCGCGCTCGCTGGCGGTACGAACGCGACGTTCCAGGTGGTTGCTTCCTCGTCCGCCACGCTTGCCTCCGGCAATATTGTGGTCGGCGAAGTCGCCCCCATCGTGCTTGCGGACCTTACTCTCGGCCGTCAGGTCGTTGTCAAGATCAGCCCCCAGCAGATCGCGGCAACCAAGCTTCGGTATCTTGGCGCTCAGGTCGTGACTACTGGTACACACACTGCTGGCGTCATCAGCGCTGACATTGTGCTGGACATCCAGGATGGTCGTACGGCGTACGCGTCAGGCTTCACGGTCGCTTGATAGGAGTAATCCATGCCCAAGTATCGCGCAAAGGTCAAGTGCTTCGTGGACAATGGACTGCGGGAAGTTGGCGATGTGTTTGAGTACAACGGCCCACAGAACAAAAATCTTGAGCGCGTCGGGTTTGAACCCGAACCTGTTGAGCAGGATGATTCGGTACCGGCACTTCGCCGGCCCGGTCGGCCTCGTAAGACGGCGATTACTGAACGCATGGACTGACGGTTACTGAACTGGTGTACAAGGAGGGTGGTCGGGCAACCGGCCACCCTCCATCACTAGGAGGCGGGT